GAAAAAGTATGGTCGGGCTGCTGGCGCAATTCGTAATACAAGCATGATTTCAATTGGAAAACCAGATCTTGTATTGGCTTTCCACGAAGATTTGAATAAATCAAAAGGAACGGCAAATATGGTACGACAGGCTAGAAAAGCTGGAATACCTGTAGTTATCTATGGAGGTAGCTGAATGGGGGCCGAGGTCAATTGGGGCTGAGCCTATTTACAACATGATTTTCTTGTGATATTATAGTTTTATCGACCAACACAAGTGGAGTAAAGGAAAGGAAAGGGATATGACTCTAGAAGCAGTTAAGGAAATTGTAGCAGACTGGATTTTGGTGACCTATGACTTGCCTTCTACTAAAGAAGGATTGGCTCGGAGGCATGACTTTCTCCGGGCGGGAAAGTATGCAGGGGCGGTACAACACTCTGAGAGTGTATACTACATGCCCATGACTCAGGTAGCCGTTGAGGCAATCACCAAGCTTTCTGAGGGGTCTGGAGGAGCGGTCTTCGTTTGGTATACCCAGGCGGCATCTGAAAGCCTGGCTCAACAGTTGACCACGGTATACGACAAGCAGGTTCTTGAGTGGATTGAAAAGGTAGGGGAGCGGGTTCCAAAGATTTCGGAGCACTTGGCCAAGGGGCACATGAAGATGGCTTCCAACATGATTGAGAAGACAGAGGAAGCATTGGATGTATTGCTCGGAATCATTATTCGGCGGGGAAGTCAAAAGCTCTTCGAATCCTACCAGTCTGTGAAGAAGCACTTGAATGAGGTAGCAAATTAACTAAAAGGAGAAGGGGACTTACGATAATTCTACGGGTCCCTGTCTGAGGAGGGGACCCGTAGAATAGGAACAAGAAGGAGATGTGTATGGTTTGCGTCAAGTGTAATCGCCCTTACATCATGGGGAACTTCATGATCAAGACTGTCGACGGTTGGAAGCATATGGGTGGTTGCCCACGTTAGCTTTCAAAGTTTACAATCTACTTTCCATGTGATATAATGATTTCACGTTAAAACACAAAACGGAAGGAAAGGTGTGGGGTGATGGAGAATCGGGAAGCTATTCAGAAGTGGGTCAACGCGTTGCGTTCGGGGCGGTTTATTCAGAGAAGGGGGGCGCTTAGGATCGATGTTCCGCATCGGTCGGAATACTGTTGCTTGGGTGTCGCGTGTGAGGTGGCGATTGAAAATGGTGTGGATGTGAAGCGGAAGATGGCGACTCGTGTCAGTGATGTTGAAAGTTGGACTTACGATGGCGAGGGCAATTTTCTCCCGCCATCTGTGGTGAAGTGGTTGGGCTTGAAGTCCCGCAACCCTTTTGTCGATTACGACAAGTTTCCCAATGGCTGTCCCCTTACGGTTGCCAACGATGGGGAATACTTGTCGTTCGTGGATATAGCGGGGCTGATAGAGAGGACGTTTTTGATTAAGGATTAATCCTCAGGGAGCATGAATCATAGCTCGGGTCGAGTTTACAATCTACTTTCCATGTTATATAATGATTTCACGTTAAAACACAAAACGAAAGGAAACAACAAATGTCAACAGGCACAAAACTAGTCAAGTTCGATATGGAGCCAGTAAAGGTAAAGGATTTGATTGCAGCCCTTGAACTATTCGACCAAGATCTGGAAGTCTTTGTGGATGGGATGTCGGGAGACCGCGGGATTATGCAGATAGACCTTGATACAACCCAAGAGATTCCCGTGGTTCTCATCGAGGGAGACCCCAGCGATATGAGCTCGTGTTGCTCCGGGCCGAATTGTACGGCTTGCGGAGATTCTGATAATCCATAGATTGTTTACAATCATTTTTCTATGTGATATAATGATTTTAAACAAACAACAGGAGGGGGTTATTTGATGTCTGACTTTGAAGATTGGCACGATCGAGATTCATATAATCCGAAACCCTGGTGGGTAACCTTATTGCAGTTAACGTGTATCGTATGTACAGTACTTATCTGGTGGAGGATTATTACTGAGCCTCGCGACCCAAACACTGGTAACTAACAATAAAAACGGAGGAGGAGCAACCTGAAGGAGGAGCAACCTAAAGGAGGAGCGGCCTGAGGGAGGAGCAGCCTGAAGGAGGAGGAGCAATCCTATTTACAAATCCATTTTTACATGATATAATGGGGAGGACTGCGGGCCGTTCTACTGGTCCACCACAACTGTGGACCAGTAGAACTGGTTATGTACATTCGACTTCTAATATGATACAATATATTCTAGCATCAGTTCCTCTGGGGGAATTCGAATGAAATACGTCGTGACATACAATCGGGCTCATGGTCGGTGCTTCTGCAACTTGAAGACTGACATCTTCAATCACAGGTCATGTGAGGAATGTGGTCCTGTTGGTCATTGTGAAAGACCAACTAGACAACTCAGGGCAATTGGCGCGTTGGCGACTCGGTCGCGACAAATTGAGTTGACATAGCCTATTTACTTTTATAGAGAACCATATATAATTAACCATGTGGTTAAACAAACTAGTGAAAGGAACGAGACAAATGGGTTCAAAGGTTGTAGCTATTAGGCCTCACGGCCGGGGATCTCTCCGGTACCGGGCGATTGGTGAGTTCGAGAACGGGTACAAGGCAGTTCAGGGTGTCGAGAAGTTTACGGATGACTTGAGGGAATCCCATCGGTACATCCCGTGGGCCAATGACTTCGAGTTGATCGTGACCGGAAAGACTTCTAACGTCCAATTCAATCAGTTTGTTACGAATGGGGAGATCTCAGTCGAAGCAGTCGAGCAAGCAGTAGGACGAAAGGTTTACAGTACGTAAACTTCCTGCCGAGAGTTGGAAGCTCTGTAGGCCCGTTAAAACTGAACTTCCATTGTTAAAAACTGGAGAGCTCTAGCAGGATTGTGTACTAGAGGGAATATATTTCAGCCCCCGTTAACTGAAATATAGGAAAACTAACACGAGGCGTCACGTTCCACGCCTACTCCAGCATCAGAGGTTTTTGGTGAGAGAGAATACAAACCTTCGGACTTGTTAGCTTCTTTAGGCGCGAGAAGCAGGCCGGATACCGGCTTTAAAATACAGGTGAAACCAAAAACCTCTGTCCAAAAAGGTGATATAATTGTTCTACGGGTCCACGGTTGGTGTGGACCCGTAGAACAGGGTGTACATTTGATTTTCAATATGGTACAATATACTTCAAATATCATTATGAGAAAGTCATACGGAATAATATTAATCAATCAATTTGGAACTAAGGTTCTTCTTAAAAGGCAACGCCATAATTTTGGGGGTGTTCTGTGGACTTTTCCTAAAGGCCATCAAGAAGATAAGGAAACTCCGCGCCAAACAGCTCTTCGTGAATTATGGGAAGAAACTCATATGGTTCCGTTAAGTATGATACGTTTAAGTGGAAAGTATTATGGAACTACAACTGTTTCGAGATACTTTATTGGCGTGTCTACAGAATCAGCGACTCCCAATACTTCTCTTTGGAAAGTCCCTGTTCTGGGTTCCTTATTGAACTTTGAAACTCTAAGTCTTCGTTGGGCTTCATGGGATGAAGCTAAATATTTGATTTCACTGTCTCCTAATCAAATATCTCGAGATCGTGATCTTCAAGTTCTTAATCGCGCCAAGAAAAACATTGTTAATGCTCTTAATTCCTTGTATTAACTATATTTCCTTTTATAAAGTTATGTGATATAATGTAAGCATCAACAAAAAACTTGGAGGAAATGAGATGTTAGAGTCAAAACAAGAAGGGGTTATCCAAAAGGTAGACAGTTCGGATCCCGTTGTTACCGATGATTCTAATTGGATAAATAATGCGTGTAGCTGTTGGGTTAAACGGGAATCTCCGCAATTTCGGTATATTATTCGCTGGGGTGCTCATAATCCATCCTGTAAAGTATTTCGGCCAACTCGCGATCCAGTCGATGCTGTTTACGACGCCAAAATGAGACTATGGTTTGAAAAGAGGCTCGAATGATTATCCATCCTCAAGATTTAATTCTGACTAAAAAATCAAATGATATTGTTACTGTTGCAGCCTTTAATCCCCAATTAACTTGTGTCGTGCGTGGACATATCATTACTGGAACTTACGTAATCCGTAATGGCAAGGTAATCTGTTGTGCTCACTACCTTCGATCTTAATAGCTTTATTGGAATGGTGTACAATATAAAACTAACATGATATAATGATTCTCACACCAACTAAATGAAAGGAATCTTATATGAAAATCTCCCGCAAAACTGCAGTTTCCCTTATCCACGACACTCGAGATGCAGGCACCATCTTTGGCGTGACTTTTATTAAGAAGGATGGTACTGAGAGGACAATGTCTGCTCGGCTAGGGGTTCGTAAGGGGGTTAAGGGTATTGGCCTTTCGTATACTCCGGCTGATTACAACTTAATTGGTGTGTTTGATATGAATAATGGATTTCGCATGATCAACGTTTCGGGTCTTCGGAGGCTTAGCATTGGGGGAATAGAATATGAAATCATTCCTTAAAGAGATGTACAAAATTATTTAATTATGATAAAGTAAAGCATACTTTATCATAAAGGGAGGACAATTCTACGGGCCCACAGTTGGTGGTGGGCCCGTAGAATTTTAGTATGTACATTTTTTTCTGGTCCTGATATAATAATCTTGTTAATCTAAATGGAGACATCAAATGCAAATTACGAAGTCCGAAGCGTCCACAATTCTGATGTGTATTTCGACCCACGAAATGGAAGCTGACAAGTCCGAAACAACAGAAGCGTTGCGGCAAAAGATTTACAAGGCATTTCCACCATTGCTTAAGGCTCAGCAGCGTCAAGATCAGTGGGAGGAATTCTGGGGTAATACTGTTGAGCAGGATCCGCGAGTGCAATCTATTCGTAGTCAGATTAATCAGGTTAATGTGTTAACTGATATGCTTCGTAATCAGCCTAAAAATTATGAAGCTGGGCGAAAAAAGCTTGATGAGCTTTTTGATGAACTCTACTCAACTAAGAAAAAAGTCGCCGAAGAACTTTCTCCTAATGAAGCTAAACATTTGATTTCATCGTCTCCTATTAATCAAGATCTTGATCTTGATGAAACTATGAAAGTATGATGTTTAGTGCATCACTATGATGGTAACTCTTCTTTAAAAAAAGTTGGGGTAAGTATCATAGCTATGATATGTCTAGTCTTCCTAGTATGGAATGTTTTGCGGGTTCCTAAAAACGAAGACACCACTAAAAAATAGGATTTACAATTGTCCACCCAAGTGATATAATAATCTCATTAACTAAACAGGAGGGTTTACCAATGGTAAACAAATGGGATCGCCGGGACAACAAGCGCAAAAAGAAAATGAAGGTGGATGGGACTTCAACTAAGCTTCTTTGGAAGATTATTATCGAAAAATCAGATAGAGTTCGACAATAAGACTGACTAAGGAAAAATATATGAAACCGATTACTCCAAAGCAACATCAACTTGCTATTGCCAAACGTACACTTCGAATGCCAGATGCGATAGCAGGTGTAATGGGTGGGCCTACAAAAGCTGAAGCACAAGAGATTATTCAGAAACTAGAAGAGCTTGAAACCTTGGAGGAAGAAGAGTAACTCTTAAACCAGAAGGGGGGTGAGGCCGTAGAACAGAACACCCCTCAGAGGGGTGTTCTGTTCTACTGGTTGTATTTAGTACTCTTTTACAATTACACCACCATTAAACGGAAGGATAATTGTTAACGATTCTCGTTCTAGCCATTCCATAGCAGCGATTTCTTTTTCGTTCTCATCGACTTCGGATAGCTCACCTTCCTCGTCCGGATCAGGTTCATCCGGTTCATACCCATGTTCTTCTGCAGCCTCTAGTGCCGACTCATATTCAGTATACTGATCTCGAATTACTTCAACCTCTAGCTCTATGTCTACATTTTCGTTTTCTTCCATCTGTTCAATATGGTCGATGATTGCTCGAGCTCCTCTATAAGACCAATTGGCGTAACTATCTGCTAGAAGCATATCAACGGCTTGACTGGTTGTTAATGTCATTTTCATTATACTACCTCCTGATAATCAATCATATATTGTATAGTTTTCTGAAGTGTTACCAAGTGCTCGGGCGTCAAATTGTATAATGTTAGCATTATTCCTTTATCAACTGTGCCTGACCACAATTCGACCGAAACATCACTTAACTGAATGTTAATTTGATTCTCTGAAGTAGACAATGTTTTTGTAGGATAAAAAACTAAATGCATTTCTAAATCTCCAGGCTGCTAGTTTGGTTCTTTAACAATTGAAATGATGCCATATAAAGTCCACCCCCCAACCCAAGGGCATTGTCAAATGCGTCAATAGTGTATTTGTAGACTTGATTATCTGTAGCTCCCGGAAACCTATAACGTATGACAGTCTGTATCCAATCCCATGCTTGTATCATTTCTTGAATGTCGTTTTGTTCAGTTGTCTCGACCATGTTATAGCCCCCTTAGATCCCAACTTACCCCGGGATAGGCAGAAACTAGGATGAGGATCTAGCTTCTGCCTATGCCGCGATCAGTGAACTCTAGTCAATATCACTGGAGTTGAATCGATGAGACGCAGCACCGTCAATCGGTCGAACGTCGAGATCGTTCTTCAGATGATTTGGGAATCCAGTTGTCGCATCGTTCCAGCCTTTTCCTAGGGCAATTTGTGCAGCCTCGTATGCACTATGTGCGGGGACTAACCACTCAAATTCAACAACCTGCTTGACTATGTATTGCCGGACACCACCGCCCATAATTTCCTCCATAGCTTAGATCTCATATGCGGTTCACTTGCCGCGGGATGCACTGAAACGGTTTGCTTCAGTGCATGGCCGCGATTAGCGAATTCCTCGTCGAAGCTTATTCATGCATGAACCACAAAATCCCCACCGTTCCTTATACCGATAATAAAACCATGATGGCTTTTTGCACAACTTGCAAACACTAGTTGTCTTGACCCAATTACCATTCATGTTGTACTCCGTGGTTTATCAATAACCGTTTTTATTGATAAGGCCATTATATATAGTTGAAGAGGAGAAGTAAACCAGTTTACAAAGGAGAGAAAGTATGGTATAATGAAGAAATGAGTAAGAAGAGAATCCGTAGAACTTCCCATGGGATGGGAAGTTCTACGGATTATGCCACGAGGGGGATTTTTAAAATCCCCCTCTCATTCGTCGCTTCGCTGTTTACGGGTGTACGCGTTAGGACCCCGGCGCGTCTGATGGCAACTTTAGCTCCCACCAAGTGGGCCATATAACCGACGTTTCTTCGGGGCGAGTACCGTCGTCGTTGACGTGCGTCCTGCACGTGGCACAGATGCAAGCGTCGTCGGGTTCCTGTTCGGAGTCGGCTTCGAGCTGCACCGACTCGACCGGCGGGCTGAAGGTGTGCGTGTGGGTGGCGTGCGCTCCACAGTAGCACTCCCAATAGACCAAGACGGTGTAGTCGGGCCACAAGCCGCCATTGTCGATGTTGTTCTGTTCGATCTGTCTTGACCATGCGTGCCTGTGCGTTGCCATTTCCATTACCTCCTGGGCGTCGGTCAGGCGTCCCTCTAATCATTGCCCTCTTTGGTCGAGCCGATGCAGAACTGGCAGGTACATTCAGGGCCATTATTTGGGATCCTGGCGAAGCCGCTCAATCGTCTGCCGCAATTTCTCAATGGCTTCCTTGTTTTCCGGAGAAGGGCGCTTATACATCCCCCTTAGCGATTCTTCAAGGGCTTTGATCGCGTGACGTTGGCACATGCCGAGATACACGACCGGAGTCGGGCATGGATATCGATGTATGTTAGGTGGTTTTATGTATGGATCGCGCCTCACAATATCAACGGAGCATTTTTTCGCTTCGGAAACCTTCACTTTGAACCCCCACCGTTGCCAGTCAGGTACCAATAACCGTTTTTATTGGTAGGATTATTATATATGGTCTGAGGGGAGAAGTAAACCAGTTTACAGGGGCACAAAAGTATGGTATAATAAAGAAATGAGTAAGAAGAGGATCCGTAGAACTGAACCCTCCAGAAGAGGGTTCAGTTCTACGGATTATGCCACGAGGGGGATTTTTAAAATCCCCCTCGTGTGAAGCACTCACTTATGACACAGTGGAGAATTTACCAGGACCGTCAGTGTCGTTTTCAGAGGGCTTAATTCCTTCGTTCATAATTGCTAATCTAGCGGCCTTGCAATCTGATCGGAATTGGAATCCCCGCCCCATATACGACTCTCTTTCCATACCAGCAGTCACATCTGCAATTCTAGATGCTAATGTGAATGAACTAACACCATCTTCAAAGTCCCAGAGTGGACCCTTTGGATTATTTGGGTCATGCTTGAAACTTGTTCCTCCAAAGGTAAGGCCGAATGGTTCTCCGATTTTGTTTGCCTCTTCAGTTTTGATAATTCTGTGGCTACCAATATCGTTTTCTAGTCGATCAATGGCTGTGAGTTTCTCTTCTTTAGTACTCATTGTTACTCCGTTATTTGTTTTACCAATAACCGTTTTTATTGGTAGGATCATTATATCATATTGGGATCCATATGTAAAGGTGGTTTACAAAGGAGAAAAAGTATGGCAGTAGAACTGAACCCTCTTCTGGAGGGTTCAGTTCTACGGATTATGTCACGAGGGGGATAAAAATCCCCCTCGTGAATTTACTTCTAAGCCAAGTACTTTTCCCTAATTCTTTCTGCTATGTATGAAAATGAACGTCCATTATCGTTCAGTCTAGCATACTCCATAAAATCATTGTCATCATCATCCTCGGGAAACCGTTCTATTTCAATCCATTCGTATACTAGATCAGGAGGGAAAATATATTCGGCGTCATAACTAATATTCCAACCTTTAGGATAAAGCTCAGAATTATGGAGATTATCTTCTATTTCTAGGGGAACTCCATCTTCTATAGCAACTTCACATAAAACGCCCAAGCAACAATATAGATCTTTATTTCCTTCTTTTGTTCTAAGTGCATTCTTTCCTTGAGAAAACTTTCCAGATAGCAAAGCATCGACCCACTTTTGAATTCTTTCCTTATTTGCCATCAGAAACCTCCAGCGGTGGAGACCGCTTATTCTAAATTGTGGCTAGTCATTGAATACTCGGATAGTGTCTCCGGTACTATCTACAAAGTAGTCTACATGCTCAATCTCATTAGTGAAGGAGTTACGAACTATATTTGTGCGGAAAACTATGCCATAACGCCCAGCAAGCAATTTTTTTGGCCAGATCCCAGGAGGTAATCTGAGTTCTGAAGCTTCGATGGTTTTTACTTGTGACATTGTTGTTTCCTTTTTCCTCCTCCCCTCTCTTTCGAGAGGGGAGGATTTGGTTCAACCTCGTCTTGTTTTAGCTAGCGTCTACATATTTACAGACGGTTCGGAGAAGGTTATCGTAGTCACCGCTAGTTGCCTCGCGTTGGAATTCATTGATGTCGTCTATAGTTGCACCACCACGTCGCAAGGCTCGAGTTACCCGACCAAGAATAGAGAACGCGTTGCCATCTTCGCCTACTAGTTGGACCGTGATTTCCGGGTACTTAGGCGTGTAGCCTATCATGTCGGACCTCCGTTATTTGTTTTACCAATAACCGTTTTTATTGGTAAGACCATTATATACTGTCAAAGGGGAGAAGTAAACCAGTGTACAGGAGAGTAAAAGTATGATATAATGAAGATCCGTAGAACTTCCCATGGGATGGGAAGTTCTACGGATTATGTCACGAGGGGGATTTTTATCCCCCTCGTGTGAAGCACTCCTTTATACTACTTCTTGGTAAAGCCCATAGTCTTCGTCAGTTCCGAGACCAGCACTGCGGAGTACATCGGAATCGGCTTCTGCGTCTCTGCCACGGAATGGGTCGGGGTCGTAATCGTCTTGACTGTAGTAGTCTTCTCTTGCATTCTCGTCGCAAGTACACTGTGGCTTTGCGACTTGCTCAAGTTTTATCAGCAAAGACCGACTTACTAAGTCGTTCACGTTGTTACCAGGGATTTCCTGCTTGAGATAGGATTGCCGTCTCCAATCGTATATAACGTTATTGACAGAGTCAAGCAAGTCATCAGGATTGGGAATGAATTCTGGTGCGTTATCGCTGGCCAGGCATCTGGGGTGATGATCTTCTTGATTCCATGGAGCCCTTGGATCGTAAAAAGAACCGGGGGGATAGTTACCCATAGACGTACTCCTTGGTTTACCAATAATCGTTTTTATTGGTAGGACCATTATATACGGTTTAGGAGGAAAAGTAAACCAGTGTACAAAGGAGCAAAAGTATGGTATAATGAAGATCCTAGAACTTCCCATGGGATGGGAAGTTCTACGGATTATGTCACGGGGGGGAATTTTCATTCCCCCCCCGTGCGGTGAATTAAGGCCTGTAGTCGGCCGGGAAACCACACTCTATGTTCATTGCTGGGATTATCTGATCTCTCATTACTATCGAGTCCTTGGCCTTCTTGAGCACCCACCCAAGATCGTGTGGCTTCTCCAGAGAGTTATTCCAGACCTTTAGAGCTATCCCGATTTTCTGGCCAAGGTCCTTCATGTAGGAATCTTCGTTCGTTTCGTTCTTCCATACGTAGTTGACGATGGCATCGATGCTATTCATTGTTAAATATATCATTTTAATCTGATCATCAACATTAGACCCGTTCTTCATAATCGGTTTCCCTTTCTGATGAGGGTGATTTACCAATAACCGTTTTTATTGGTGAAATCATTATATACGGTCAGAAGGGAAAAATAAACAGGTGTACAAAGGAGAGAAAGTGTGGTATAATGAAGATCCGTAGAACTTCCCATGGGATGGGAAGTTCTACGGATTATGTCACGGGGGGAATTTTCATTCCCCCCCGTGTGAGGATCTAGGAAAGCCAGTTTACCAGGTGCCAACTACCGCCGCATGATGATCCATTGCAGACTGTCAAGCTGGGATCCCTGAGAGCTTTCCAAATTTTGTCTATTTCCTCCGTTGGATTAGTGAAGTGTTTATCTTTCAGGCCGTCGTCAGTCATCATCTTGATTTCGTAGATCCAATCGAGGAGATCATTACGCTTGAGCTCCTCCGCCATAGACTCTAGGCCAGAATAAAATACCTCTAAAAACCCGTTCTTCATAATCGGTTTCCCTTTCTGAGGGGGTTGATTTACCAATAACCGTTTTTTATTGGTAGGACCATTATATATGGTCGGAAGGGAAAAGTAAACCGGTTTACAAAGGAGAGAAAGTGTGATAGTAGAACAGTAGAACTTCCCCCTCCCTTCGGGAGGGGGTTCTGTTCAGGTTCTACGGGTTGAGACACGGGGGGAATTTTCATTCCCCCCGTGCTCTGTGTTCACTGCTGCTCTGCCACTTCCGACGCTCGCTCCGCCATGTCCTGCTCGGACACGGAGCGTCGATATGCTTCGGCACGCCGGGCGTAGTAGCGAGCGCGCCGGGCGACGCCGCGTTCGTACTTGTGGTCCAGGTAGTCGTCTTCCCTCAGGTACACACGGAACGTGACGCGGGTAAACTTGACCTTGAACCAGAAGTCGGTTACAGCTTGCGTAAACCTGGCCCACATGTTGCGCTTGCGACGTGGCATAACACATCTCCTTTGAGGATTAATCCTCAACTACTTCGCCGCCTTACATAACGCCTAACACTTTCAGCCAAGAATTGTGGCCATGCTCACACACACCGTCGGGTTCCACTTCGCAACCATCCGTGGCGGGAACCACCGAGTCCCACAATTCCTCAATATCCGGCATGGCCATCGTCGCAACGTGACGCTCGCCACGCTTGCGACCACAGCTCACGCACTGGTCAACCTCGACCCGTGCCATGATTCACGCTCCTTGAGGATTAATCCTCAACTAATTTGAGCTAACGTGGGCAACCACCACCAAGCACTGACCACGCCAGATGCTTCCAACCCTCGGCGGTCTTAATCATGAAGTGCCCCATGATGTAGGGGCGATTGCACTTTACGCAAACCATATCGGTTTCCCTTTCTGAGGGGGTCGTTTTACCAATAACCGTTTTTTATTGGTAAGACCATTATATATGGTTTGAGGGGAGAAGTAAACCAGTTTACAAAGGAACAAAAGTGTGGTAGTAGAACAGTAGAACCCCCCCCTCCCTTCGGGAGGGGGTTCTGTTCAGGTTCTACGGGTTGAGACACGGGGGGAATTTTCATTCCCCCCGTGTGGAGGCCTACTGTGCCTCTTCGAGATTGATTGGGTACTTAGTTCCCCATCGGTCCTTCCACTTCTGGGTGAATTTGGTGGGGTTGTCGGTGGCCAGGGGATACTCTGGGTAATCCTCGGCCCCGATCATCATGCGGAGCTTCATGGCCAACTCTCGGAAGAATCGAACGTCGCTGGATGGGAGGCCAGAGTACTCACGTTGGGTACCCATGATGTCGCAGTGCCTGATCAGGCTCATGATCTGTCCATCGTTGCGATGGGAGAGGTCGATTATAAGCAGTTTCGCTTCCCCAAGCCATTTGATCTCTGTCGCTGTGTCTAGCCGGTTCTTCATACTTGTCTCCTTAGGGGTCGTTTTACCAATACTCGTTTTTATTGGTAAGACCATTATATACGGTTGGAATGGAGAAGTAAACCAGTGTACAAAGGAGAGAAAGTGTGGTAGTAGAACAGTAGAACCCCCCCCTCCCTTCGGGAGGGGGGTAAGAGTAAGAAGAGAATAAGAAGAGAATAAGAAGAGAGTAAGAAGAGAAGTTCTACGGGGAGGGGGCACGGGGGGGATGGAGTCCCCCCCGTGCGATCGATTAGGATTCGATCAGGTGGAAGTCACCTACTGGGCATGTCTCTGTTCCATCACAGATTACCATCTGTGGGTTCATGAGAGCTTTCCAGATAAGACCGAGATCCTTCTGCAGATGAAAGGTGTGCTCATGTGGTCTGCCGTTCATAACGGCGAAGTCATTGTCTTCCTTCATCTGGAGATCTTGGAGCCACTCAATGACGTCCTGTCGATTGAGCTTTGTAGCTGCAAGCCATATGGCTGCATCCAAGGCCTTAAAGAGTTCAGGTTGCATGGCCGTACTCCTTTTAGGGGTCACCCCCTAATATTTTTATTCGAATACCGTTTATTCGAATAAATTAATTAAATTAATTAATTAATTAATTTAATTAACGAATTAATTATATATTAAAAAATTACGTTCGTAAATAGGGGTGTACAACGGAGCAAAAGTGTGGTAGTAGAACAGTAGAACCCCCCCTCCCTTCGGGAGGGGGTTCTGTTCGGGTTCTACGGGTTGAACATGGGGGAAATTTTCATTCCCACCATGTGATGTCCTATGAAGCGCCTACCGCCAGAACCCAACTAAACCGTGGCTACGTTCAAAAACTCCCTTCCTTTCCTTGTGGTTGTTTTACCAATAACCGTTTAGACCACGCCGGGATTCCTAAGAGCCGCCCACACGTAGTGCACGAGATGTAGTCGTCTCAGCTCCTTAGATGTCGCTCTCATAGCCTCAATTTCTTCTGGAGCTTTGATACCTAGATCTGCGAATGCCAATGCAATTGCATCAATTGCTACTGCGCAATCAACAAGGACCTTAATCTGGTCATTGTCTATATTTATTTCTAGCTTCATGATCATTCCTCCTTTCCTTGCTGTTGTTGTGTCAATAAACGTTTTTATTGGTGAGATGTCGGCTATCCAATCCGACCATCAGGAAACTTCAGGATCGATGTCCCCTTGATATCCTGGCGATTCCTGCACTTGTAACAGGCGGTGGTCGTAGTGCCTGCGGGATACGAGACCAGATCGTACAGGACTCTACAACGAAGGCAATGAACAGTGCCGCTAGACTTCCGCATGGGCTTAACTCCTTCCATTCTTGTGTCGGTGATCACTTCGCCCTCCTGGGGCGTCGGTCAAGACGCCCCGCTACTCTCTATGGCTCGCTCGCCGCGAGCTCGTTCTTCAGGCCGTCTCGTCTGCGTAAATCACTTCGACTTCGGGCTGCTCTGACTCTTTACTCGGCTCGCGGAAGGTTTGGGCCTGGATGACGCGCGCTCCACAGCGGCACTCCCACGAAACGGTTACCGTGTAGTTTTTCCACTCCCACTTGGGGTGGCTCTCTTGGATGTTTCTGGCCCATCCGTGCCTGTGCATTCCCAAATCCATCGTCTGTACCCCCTTCCAATAACCATTTTTATTGGTAGGACCATTATATATGGTCGGAATGGAAAAGTAAACCAGTGTACAAAGGGACAAAAGTGTGATAGTAGAACTTCCCCCTCCCTTCGGGAGGGGGTTCTGTTCGGGTTCTACGGGGTTGAACACGGGGGGAATTTTCATTCCCCCCATGTGATGTCCTATGAAGCGCCTACCTCCAGAACCCAACTAAACCGTGGCTACGTTCAAAAACTTCCTTCTGCCATTCCCATGACATACTTTTCGCCTCTTCCACAAGATCGAGTGGCAGTTCGTACGTTTGCTCGATCCAAGAGTCATGACGAGAGAAGATGCATGGTACCTTATAGATCTTCGCGTTCATCCAGCTGGGATCTCGAGAGACCTCCCACGCGAGTTCTGCAACTATTTTCTGTAAATCGTGCTGTGGTCTGCTCGAAGCATTTGATACGGAATGAACTGCAATGAATGTACCACCCTTGTCGGGGTCCCACTCCTTCCAAGTGTTTTCCCAAAGGTTGTAATACGATTGCTTCATGACAATTCCTTTCCTTGTGGTTGTTTTACCAATAACCGTTTTTATTGATGAGATCATTATATACGGTTTAGAAAGAGAAGTAAACCAGTGTACAGGAGAGCAAAAGTGTGGTAGTAGAATTTCCCCTCCCTTCGGGAGGGGGTTCTGTTCGGGTTCTACCCCTTCTTCCACTTCGGGAGGATAGGTTTGTTCCTACCCTCCCGACTTGTTTGTGTGTTACGGCTTCCAGCCTGAAGAACGCATTATGAAGGGGTATTGAGGCCAGCTAGCGATGCAGGTATCCACATGAATCCAACCCCTATCAATCTTGATCATGAAGCGTCCAATGATGGGCGGTTGGCCACATACGATGCATATGACAGTATCAGTCATTTGTTTCCTTTCCTTAATGGATTGGTTTACCAATACTCGTTTTTTATTGGTAAGACCATTATATATGGTCGGAATGGAAAAGTAAACAAGTGTACAAAGGAGAGAAAGTGTGATAGTAGAACTTCCCCCTCCCTTCGGGAGGGGGTTCTGTTCAGGTTCTACGGGTTGAGACACGGGGGAATTTTCATTCCCCCGTGGATTTCATCATTTTGGACTAGTCGTATCCGAGACGCCCCTCCCATATTCTTTCCTCGGCTGCTGCATACTCTTCACCGAAAAACTTTAGATTTGCTTGGTAGCGCTCGACTTCCCGAACTCCCTCTGCAGATTCCTGATCGAGAGCGGGATTAACACCAGCTGTTCTGCATCCTGAATGCCAGATCTCTCTAGAGTCAGGATCCCATATGACATACTCTCCAACAGAGATCTTATTCTTACAGATGCCTGAGCACGTTCCACGAAACTTCGTGACGATATGTCGTAATGTCATAGACCTAACTCCTTCGTAAGACAGGTAGCTCGGTTTACCAATACTCGTTTTTTATTGGTGAAATCATTATATATGGTCGGAATGGAAAAGTAAACCAGTGTACAAAAGAGAGAAAGTATGATAGTAGAACTTCCCCCTCCCTTCGGGAGGGGGTTCTGTTCGGGTTCTACGGGTTGAGACACGGGGGGAATTTTCATTCCCCCCGTGCACTCTAACTAACTTTTATTGATTGAAAATTGTGGTACTCCGTAGCCTAAAGCATCACACCATGTTTCAAGGTCTTTGATCATAATACGCCAGTCTTTGAGAATTTCGGGGCTTGCACCAATAGACTTGAGAGCATTCCATTGCAGATAAAGCCTTTGTAGAGAGTGCTGTCGACACTGTCCACAATACACGACCCTTGGATCAGCAGACATGTGGCTACGAGATTTTGAACAAGTGTAGCAGCGAGTAGACATAATGGAGACCATCGAGAACCTCCTGTGGGCTTTTCGTGTGGCCCGTTTACCAATAACCGATTTATTGGTAAAACCATTATATCACGTTTATAAGGAAAGTAAAACAGTTTACAAAGTAGCAAAAGTATGGTAGTAGAACTCCTCCTCCCTCTGGGAGGAGGATGATGAAAATTCTACCGGTCACATGATACATGGGAATGAAAATTCCCAGTATTAACGTTATCCATTATCCTCTTTTAGTTTCTTTGTCCGAGTTCTATTTCTAATAATATCCGATTTTGAATTTGTTTCCGGCGGCTCTAAAATTTAGCCTAATTGTTAGTGTCCAGTATGTCTGGACAGGAATTAACTATACTAAATCCCATTAATGGAGTATAATCAGCTCTTTAATACCTTATATAGTGAAAAGAGGCTGTTAGGAGGGCAGGACCACCAGTAGAATTGTAATAGGCCCTAAATAAGTTTTATATGTTATAATATATATATCTATATGGATTCTATTGTACCTTATAGTCTATATCCGTTCTACTACCTGCTAGTGTTATTATTGCAGTATTGGCAGCCCAGGATTATCTGAGGATTTTTTATCGTCGAATTCGCTTTGATTTTAGACTTAGACTCTGGGCCACGGCTTGGAGATTGAGTCATCAACTTTCTGATATGGAGAACATGGAGAAGTGTAGGGACGATGTTTTCGCATAGGCAATTTAGGTATTCTTTATGAGCTCCCTAGGTCTTTTTTTGGAAAACAATTTTTTTAAAAAAAAGTCTGATCCCTAGGTCTTTTTTTGGAAAACAATTTTTTTAAAAAAAGTCTGGATTATAAAATTGTAGTGAAACTAGAATTGGGCTATATGCTCGAAAGGAAATGTGCAGATATGAGGAGGATGTATGGGTTGGATTGGAGTTGATTTTGATGGAACATTGGCAATGTATGATTATTGGAGGGGAATTCATCATACTGGTGAACCAATTCCTCTTATGGTAGAAAGAGTTAAAGATTGGATTTCAAGTGGAATTGAAGTTAAAGTTTTTACGGCGAGGCTCGATGATGGAAATAGAGAATTTGCAGTAAGAATTATCCAAGAGTGGTGTCTAAAACATATAGGCCAGGAGTTGCCAGTAACAAATGTTAAAACCATGTCAATGATTGAATTGTGGGATGATAAAGCGGTGCGAGTCGAAAAAAATACTGGAAAAAGAGTGTGTTATTAATTAAATGGCATTAATTCAAATTATACAAGGATCCTTTGTTGGCTGTAATTGCCATCAAAATCTCAAAATCCTCGGCGCATCCGGAGATATTCTGCATGTTAAAATTGATGGCCAGTTTATTATTATGCCTGATGATCAGGATATTCCAGAAAAATGCCGAACATTCTATTTTAAAAAACATGACGCGAGGTGGATACGTCTTCTTTCAGAAGAAGATGTGATACAATTTCTTAAAGACAAGGAAGTTAACATTGAGGTTATGTGAAAATGAGACTTGAAGCTAGACTTTTATCATCAAATGGAAAAACAGTTCATACTGTTACTTTCGACTCCGGCAGATATTCTTGTACATGCCAATCATGGAAGATTAAGCTAAAGCAGCAGTCTGATTGCAAACATATTATTGAAGGGCGTCTAAATTGGTTTAAGACGAATAAGAATCTAATTAAATGAGAATTTATTTGGCTGGGCCATTATTTACTTCATATGAAAGACGTTGGAATAGAGATTTAGCGCGAAGTCTTGAAAAACTTGGAGAATTTGTTTATCTTCCACAAGAACATGAAGAAAGAGAAGCAAACGCAAAATCTATATTCTTAATGAATATAGATAGCCTTAATCTTTGTCAAATTCTTGTTGCCAATCTAGATCAACCTGATCCAGATTCTGGTACTTGCTTTGAAGTTGGATATGCCTTTTCAAAAGGTATTCCAATCTTCTATTATAGAACAGATTTTAGAAAAATGGCAGAATTTGTGGGGGGCGAAGTAAATCTTATGCTTGAAATGGCCGGAGAACGAATTGATTCTGATTACAATACTGATCCAGCTTCTCTTGCAAAGAAGATCAAACAGGCTATTTACAAGTAATTAGAGATATAGTATAATGTATTTATAGTCAATACTTTAACTATAAAGAGGAATGAAATTGAAAGCTCTTATTAATCAGGATAAATTAGACTTCTTTCTTCAAAACAATCAGAATGTTCTTATAGAAGGTGGTCATGGAGTTGGAAAGACCGCCGTTGTTAAGCAGGTATTTGATAGGGCTAAGCTTAAGGCAAAGTATTTTTCTGGGGCTACCCTTGATCCTTGGGTTGATTTTATCGGTGTGCCAAGACCAGTTATTGATACTTCAACTGGGCAGACAGTTCTTGATCTAATTCGTCCAGTTGAATTTCAAAACGATGAAATTGAAGCAATCTTTGTTGATGAGTTTAACAGAACTCCAAAGAAGGTTCGTAATGCTCTCATGGAACTCATGCAGTTTAAGACTATTAATGGAAGGCCTTTCAAAAAACTTCGAGTTGTATGGGCGGCGATCAACCCTGATGATGAAGAAAAGTATGATGTTGAAAGCATTGACCCAGCACAAAAAGATCGTTTTCACATTCATATCGTTGTACCCTACAAACCATGTCCAGTTTATTTTTCTATAAAGCACCCGGAAGTTGCAGCTGCAGCAATTGATTGGTGGGGTGAACTTCCAGAAGAAGCCAAGGAACTGATCTCTCCGAGAAGATTGGATTATGCCCTCGATCTTTATAAGATTGGTGGAGATCTTCGAGATATAATTCCTCATTCTTGCAATATCTCCAAGCTTCTAACTGCTTTTACAGAAGGACCGATGAGGAAACGACTTGAAACCATGTATGAAAACTTGGATGCCAAAGAAGCTAAAAAGTTTTTCTTGAATGAAAATAATTATGCTTCTGCATCTTCTTATGTTATTAAGAATGATCTATGGAGGGAAGCATTTCTTCCATTCTTCCCACTTGAGAAGCTTTCTTCGCTTGCTTCGACAGAAGACTTGGCATTAGCCAAGATGGTGGAAAAGGTTAGAGCGGTTCCAGATTTCAAGGAAATTCTTGTTCAAAAGTTTAAGATGGGAAATCAAAAGTTAGAAGAAAAGATTATTAATTTGGTTGATCACTACCACGGAGTTGATAAGAATTTAGTTATTCGACTCTTAAAGGGAACCCATATTAATCCAAAGGGTTGGATTGATGAGCTTCAGTCAACCAAAAATGCTACTGAGCGTGTGCAATTATTCAATGATTTCAAGAAAACGATAGTCGCAGGTAATTCATTTGATGTAACAGCACATGGATTAATGTTTGTTCTTACATTGATTAAGTTCTCTTCTCCCGTTACTATCAAGTCTTTTGATGGTTTGGCAGAGACTATAAACTTGATTTTAAAGAACTTTGAAGCAGTTGGAAATCCAATTTCTTCGATCATAAAGGCTGATATTGCATTTACACCGGCTCTAGAAAAACTTAAGGAGCACAAGGAGATTTTCGACGCACTTCTTCCAGAAGTACAGAAGGCAATATAATGGCTGAAACTCTCTCTAAAAAAGATAAAGATCTTGTAGTTAAAGATTGGATTCCACCGAAGGAGTGGCTAATTTCGAAAGACGAATTTAGAAAGTACTCTCGGGAGTTGGAATTACATCATTCAATTTTCTATCGTCTTTGGGAAATGGGAATTCCATTACCAGACTTTAGACTAGAAACTGCAGCTGTTTTATACGACGAAAGCGGAGAAGTTATTAACTTCGTCTTTAACCCAGATTTCTGGAGAAAAAATGACGAATATACAAGAACATTTATTCTAGCCCATGAAATGCTTCATATTGTTCTTCATCATGGGTATCGTAGTTCATTTCTTCCAAACAAAAGCGTAGCCAACGTTGCCCTTGACATTGTTGTCAATGAAACTCTTGTTTCTGGCTTTGGTTTTAACAGGGAGAAAGTCAAAAACTGGAAAAACTTATGTTGGATAGACACAGTTTTTGTTGGAGACAAAGATGTTCAGATTGGGCAAACTTTTGAATATTACTACGACAGACTTCTTAAAAAAGCTGAAGAAAACGGAGCTGGCGGTAAAGAACTAGACAACCTTATTATTGTAGATTCTCATAAACATTCTTTTGACGGAGAAAATTCTCCAAAGAATCAAAAGACTATCAAAAAACTCGGAGAAGAAATGCCTCAAGATGAAATTGAATCAATTGAGCCATTGATTGATCAGCATGATTCTTCTTCAAAGGAAGCCGGTTCAAATTCTCTTGGTCAATGGATTTTTATTCGAAATAAGCCAATTGTTCGAAAGAAGAAGTGGGAAACCGTCATTAAGAAGTGGGCCATTTGGTCTTTAAAAACTGTTGAGCGAGAAGTAGAACAATGGGCCCGTATTCCAAGGCGTCTTGCTAGCCTACCAGATTCAATGATGCTACCAACTAATATGCCAACTGATGTACCTTTGGATAAATCAAAGATTTCAGTTTGGTTCTTTATTGACTCATCTGGTAGCTGTCTTGGCATGACTGATCGATTCTTTCATGCCGCTCAATCTTTGCCACCTGACAGGTTTCAAGTTAAACTAATGTCATTTGATACAAAAATATATGACCTAGATATAAAACGCCCACGACTTCGTGGAGGAGGTGGTACTGATTTTTCCATCATTGAGCAGTATATTCAAGCTAAGTGTAATGGAAACTATCCTTTAGCTGTATTTGTTTTGACAGATGGTTATGGAACTCCAGTTAATCCTGAAAAGCCGAAGAATTGGTATTGGTTTTTGTCAGAGAATTATCGTACATTTACTCCAAAAGAATCCAATATTTATCTTCTTTCAGATTTTGAATAAGACATGAATCAAATTAAATGCGATAGATGCCCAAAAACATGCACCGCAATCTATGTATTTGATTCTATCAAGATATCTATTGAATTTGGTTCTGGTTCCAAGAAAGACGTTGTTCTTTGTTTTTGTTGCTTTAATGATCTTCAATTTGAAGATTTTATGAAAGCTATTCCTTCAGTAGAGACTCAAAATAGACCAATAGTTTTTTAAACTATGAATATTTGAATATAATCAATAGATTATCGTTAAATATTAACGAGGAGGGTTTATTGTGTCTTTTGATTGGCTACATAAAGATGTCGTGAACAATCCATCTTTTTTAAATGCATATATTAAAGAATATTCTAAGTTAAATGAATCTAAACCAATTCCAAGAGATCATCACGTATCTATACCTCCAACTTCTTTAGAAGCTGTAGAGAAAGAATTACATCCTTATTTTTTTGATAAATCTTACTGGAATATCTTTCTTGAAAATCATCATTTAACAGATCCAGATATTAAGAAAGATATTAATAGTCTCATTAAAATGCTAATTGATGGTGGAGAACTTAAAGACGAAGCTGAAATAATTATTAAGAATGAAATAATTAAGGGTAGTATTCTTGGTCGAGCACTTGAATTAACTTCTCGTTTTGAAACAACTTTGATAGATCATTGGTTTAATACATTTGAAAAACGTAAACAAAAAGCTTCTTCAGATTTCAATCAGAAATGGCGTGGAGAAGACCACGATCTTTATGTTTCCGTCTATGGCCCAGATCTCATTGAAGCTAGAAAAATATATCTTAAGAAAAAGAACTTAGAAGACCCACCCAAAGTTATTCTAGATGAATCACAGTTTCTTCTGCAGGGCCACTTTTCTTATGAAGAAGGAAAACCTTATAGTGAGATAAGAAATGAAGGTTTTATGGTGCTTGGTGGTGGATCTGTTGAAACAGACTTTCCCGGGCAAATTTTTATGATTAACTATGATTTAATTAAAATACCAAATTTTGAAAGAGAAAGAAGATATGATAAACAAAAGAAACAAGAGGAGTTTAATATACCAATTCCAGAGGATGTAGAAGTTTCTAATATTAAAGAAGAATTTCCATTCTTGGAAAAAGAAGAGGCCTTTGATGCTCCTCCCAATAAAATCAAACCATTTGTTGAAAAACAATTTTCTAGTTTTCCATTTAGCTCAAAAATATCTTCCAAAGAATATATAAAACCAGGGGAAGCTCCACCTCCAGGGGTTGTTGTTTTTAGAGGTCCAAGAGGCGGTCATTATTTTATTCCGCCAAAAAAGAAGTCTGTTGAAGACCAAAGAGGGGCAAAATTTACTTTAGAAACTTCAAAAAAAGAAGCAGACTCATTTTTTGGTGAAGGTGGTTCAGATTTTCTAGCAGATGCTTACGCCGTAGACATTCCAGGCTATTCTACTAAAATTACTTATGCGGGACACAGAGATCCAATAAAACCAAGCTGGTCGAGCGACGAGGCAGCTAACTTTTTATATGTAATGATAAATATTTATGGTGATGATCATAAAAAAGTTGGTTCTATGTTACGAGAATTTAATAAAACCAACAAAGATCTTGAAGTAAACCATAGAGAATTTAAATTAGATGAAAGTCATAGAGGGAAAGGTATTGCTTCTTCTATATCACAGAATACCGAAGAAGCATATCGAAAAGCAGGAATTCGAAAAATTAAGCTTCTTGCAGGAGATGTTCACGGTGGATATGCTTGGGCTGTTCAGGGCTACGATTTTGATCCAGAATTTAATGATAAGTCTTTAGTATTATCTAGATTTCACAAGGCTATAAAATCTCTTGCTATTCGAGAAAGGCTACCACAGTTTGAACACCTCCAAAAAGAATTTCCAGCTATAAAAGTCGATGAAGCAAACCGAATGATTGAAGAAGTTAATAAAATGAAGCATTCTTGGGAGTTTGCTAGATATAATCCTTTTAATAACGATTACGGAAAGCATTTTGGGAAAGCAGCACTACGCGGAGTTTATTATTCAGCAGTGAAAGACTTAGACCCGACTTCTAAATCTTTCAAAGTTGGAAAAGCTTATTTCCTAGCTAAGAATAAGCTAAGAATTATGGGTGGATAAATGAAAAACGATTGGATGCATGAAGAAACTATAAATAATTTAAAATTTGAAGAAGAATTTCAGAAAGAATATCAAAAGCTCCAAGAGGAGTATGATCAAGAAAAGTTAGATAAGGCATTTCAAATTGAAATGGGTCGTCAAAAAGATCCGGACTTAGCAATGCAAGAAGCAAAAAGAAATCTTGAAATTGATCCCAGATTTTATGACGACGTGGAGGTTTAATGTTTTCATATAGACAGATTCAAATATTAAAAGATAAGTGTAAGAGGTGCAACGGTAATTTTACTAAAAATGAATATAATGTTTGGGTGTGCTTAATGTGTTGTCGTTCATACGAACAAGGATTTTTTGAATCTTTGCCGAACAGATCTAGAATAGGAGAGAGAAATGCAGATAACAAGTAAAGTTGAAAAGGGGGAAAGTACCACAAAATTTGTGGTACTTGGAGATAGACAGATTCCCTTTCATGACACAAGAGCAATTAGGCTTGCTCGTAGGGTTATTGAAGATTTTCAACCAGATTATGTAGTTGATTTGGGAGACGCCCTTGATCTTCCAGATCTTTCTACAAAATATGCTCCAAAGCCAGAACACAAAATGCAGTTTAAATCTGCATTAAGAATTTATAGAGAGCAAACAGAAAAAGAAATTGAAGCTTGTCCAACAGCAAAAAGAATTTGGATTGCTGGAAATCATGAACAGCGTCTTGAGAAATACGTTTCCGTTAAAGCAGAAGCATTATGGGAACTTCTTAATGATGATGGACCGCTAACTTTACCAAAGTTGGTTGGAATTGAAGACAAGGTTACATATGTTCAACCATATGGAGAAGCTTGGGCATATCGATGGCAAGGAGCAGAATTTCTTTTTAAACATGGAGACAGACATAATAAATTTGCTTCATCGAGTGAATTAAGTGATCTTCATACTAATGGTATTTCTGGTCATTTGCACCGAATACAAATGATGATGCAACAAACATATAGTTCTTTGCATGGTTGGTGGAGTAATGGATGTCTTTGTAATATAGAAGGTCAGAATTGTCCACCTGGATATATGTCTGGGACTGGTATGAGAAATTGGCAACAGGGATTAACAACAATCATTTTTTCAAATGAAAGACCTCTATTTTCAGTTTCTCCTTGGGTAATACATCGTGGTAAAACGATTGTTAATGGTAAAGTTTATATTGATACTGGAGGTAAATAGAGTTATATAATAGAATATGGATAAACGTCGATGGAATCTCATTTCCGAAAAAATGAGAGAAGCATTACTAAAAGCCCTTCAAGATACAGGAAAAAAGATTTTCGATAAGTCTCAATCTAATATTTCAGATGATGAGTATTTGAAGTCTACCGGAAGTATTGATTTAAAAGAAGATGGGTGGAAAATTGAATATTCAGATCCACTTGCTTTAGATAAAGAATTTGGTACTCCGAAGCAGCAAATTAGGGGATCTCAAACATATGAAGTAGCTAGTTATACTCGACAAGGTTATGTAAGAAGTAATGGAGCGATTGTACCACCTCATACTGTTAAGGGTTATTCTGTAACTTTAGAAGATAAAAAAATAATTTCTTTTATAGATAGAGGCAAGAAGGAATTTAGAACAATTTCAGAAATTAAAGAAAAACAAGGTAAATTCTTCTTAAGTAGTGCTATTAATGAAGAACTAAAAAATGAATTACCAGATGATATAAAGAAAAGAATAGAGGAAATTAAACTATAGAAAGAGGAAAAATGATGTCAGAACGATTAACAGAAAATCAAAGATATACTATAACAGTGACAGATAATCAAAGATACATTATGGAAAGGGCAGCAAGAGTTGTACGTGAAATTCTTGATCTTGTCGAAGTATATGCTCCTGAAACTCCACAGAGAGAAAAATTAAAGCAACTAATGGAAAATTCAATTTATGCATTTCGAGATGACATGCTAAAGAAGTTTACAATTACAAAACCAGCTGGTCAAAAGGAGACATCTTAATTATGTGGATGATTGAGAGAAATAGTAGTTTAAAAAGCGATCAAGTTCAAGGAACTTATGAATATTTAGCTTCAGTTCATAGAACTTTGTTCCTTTATGGGCCAGTTTTTGGCTTACCTCAACGAATGGATGCTTTTAATGCAAGCTCTCTAGCCGATACCATTTTGGCTATGGGAAAATTTGATTCGTCAAGACCAATCAAATTAGTATTAGATTCTGAAGGTGGATCAGTTCGTGATGGATTGGTTCTCTATGATGCAATTAAGATGAGTCCATGTGAAGTCTGGACATTTGGAAGAATGTGTTACTCCATGGCTGCCGTACTTCTTTCTGCTGGCACCAAGGGTAGAAGATATGTATATCCAAATTCCCATATTATGCTTCATCTTCCTTCTGGTTCGACTCAAGGGGATGTTGAATCTGTTAAGATATATACAGATGAACTTAAGAAGACAAAAGATGTTCTCGTTGATCGATTAATAGAAAATGGAGTTAGACATAAGAAAGCAAAAATTATGCGTGATATCAATCGAGAATATTTTATGACTGCTAACCAAGCTATAGACTATGGAATAGCCGATAAGATTGCTAGTCAAAATGAGCTTTATTAAAAGGGGCTCAAGGATAATAGATTAGGTGTCTAAAATAACGGAGTTTACACTTCTTCGGATGTTCGAGGATTTAAAAACAGACGAAATAAGATCAGCAGATCTTCAATTAGCCTCACAAAACCTTTTACCAATTATGAAATCTAAAGACGGTTCATTTTCGTCTAACGCTTCAGTCGTTACTGAGTCTATTGACAAAATGATAGACGATGAACCGTCTTTCAGATTAGTTTTTCCAGATGGAAATTATAAGTTTTTCAAATCGGAGATTGGAAGACTTTATAAGAAATATGATAATATAGATATTTTTGCAAAAGATTTTGATTCTGATATTATTTTTTTGGAAAAAGCACAAGTTGGTAAAACAACTAAACAAGATATTTTTAATTCAGTAAGTGAATATGAAAGACGTTTTAATGCTGGTTTTGCTTCTCCGGCTGAAATTTTAACGTTGTATAGATTTTATCCTGATAGACCAGAATTTCAAAAGGCCGCAACAGAAATACCTATGGAACCAATGGTTATTGGTGGGCCGGCTTCTGTTGCAATTGTAGATAAAGAAGGTCATTTGATAACTACTGAAGCTCTTGATGAAGCCTTTACTAATTTTATGAAAAATCCACGGACAAATAATTTAAATGTGCTTCATTCTGATGTTCAAATTGGATGGGGTCTACCAGCCTATATTAACCGTTCTGGTCAAGTATTTAAGTCTGGAGTTGACGAAAAAGGGTTATATTTTATTGCAGAATTAAGAAGTGATGATTTTCCAGTTTCCAATAAAGTTAAAGAACAAATTGAAAAAGGAAAAATTAGAAGTTATTCGATTGCTGGCTCAGCTTTGAAAGTTGACGAAATAAATACTGAAGATGGTAAAACGGTCATGAGAGTTAAAAAATTAGCATTAGCTGAAATTACGGCTTGTGAAAAAGGAGTCAATCCTGGTGCTCATTTTGATATCTTAAAAAGTCATTATCATCCTGAAACTTCTTGTGTAGACGGAAGTTGTTTAACGACTGTTGGAGTAAAAATTACTGGAGAAAAAGATGGGCAACCATTCGTAGCAGAAGTAATGGAAGTTGCCGAACAAACTAAAAATGAAGATTTTGGTGGAGAAGGTTTTCGTCCATCTGGGGAGGTTGCTATGAGTGGCAATGAAATTTTGAAGGGGTCAGCAGTATCTAAGCTAGAATATTGGGTACAGAAAAATCTTAAGGGTAATGGATTTCTTTTAGAAGATGTTCTTGAGGGTGGCTATAAAAAGCGACAAAAATTTAATGAAGATCAATTAAAGCGTATTGGAATGCCAAAAAACGACAAGAAACTCATTGAAGAAACTAAATTAGATTCTGATAAGAGGTATTGCGAGCCAGGAAAAGTTTCTACTGGCGGGCAACTTTCAACCCAGAAATCAAGTTCTTGAGGTCAACATAAGTAGATTGACTGTATATGTCAATTAGATGAAAAGTATGATATAATTCTTCCAAAGGGAGAAACATATGTCTGATACAAAAGAATATTGCGAAGGTTCTATGATGTTTGCTGATCAACTTAAATTTGTTGGCTCAAAACAAGTTGAATGTCCAAAATGCAAAAAGGGTGTTTCTATTAAGTTTAATGGAAAGCTTAGAAATCATACAGCTAGTAAACTTGAAGAAATAACTGAAACTGAAATTCAACTAAGTGAGTTTGAAGACGACGATGAATACAAAGAGCCATCATTTGAATTCTTTGATTTTAATAAGGCTATGAAAAGAGCTCCTAGTGAGCAGGCTATTCATAGCAATATATATCCTATTGTGTACGGAGAACCAGTTAAGAGAGAACTTAATCTTGAAAATAGACAATCAGTTAGAATAATTAGAGGACAAAAAGTTTTAATTGGAAAGATTGGAGTAGCATTTAATCATAATAAATCTTGGGGTCATATAGACGTAAAGCTTGAAGATGGTAAAAGTGTTTCGATTAACGATTGGGATGTTGAGGTAGTTAAAAATGAAGTTAATAAAGAGTTATGATGATCGGCCAGATAATATCTCATGTTCAATTCAAGGTTGCGATAAGCCAATTAAACTAACTGAAGGCGTGTATTATTATGATAATGGTAATAAAGTTGCCCATATTAGCCATCTCGAAGAAGAACTTGAAAAGTTAGACAGCATTTCATAATTGTTGTTTTTTGAAATTTTCTATAAAGGATAGAAAAAATAATGGGAAACTGGATGAATCGTGACAGAAAAATTAATAGCCGCAAAAAGATTTCAAATTTAAATCATAAATATGAAGATATTGAAAGAATTCAGAAAAAAAGAAAGAAGAAAAATCTACGGATAATTGAAAAGCTTGAAGATGAATAATTTTTAAGTTTTTAATATATAATAAAATAGACAAGATAAAAGAAGATGGACCAGAAATGGTCCATTTTTAATTTGTCAAAAAAATTCGTGGACGGATATGGCAAAGACCACCCTCGAGAGAACTACGATTTTTATTTAGATTGGAGGAAATGAAGAATGGCAGAAGAATTTAGCACAGAACTAAAGAAAACTCTCGATGGAGTAAATTATGCTCTTGCAGCCCAAGCCGAAGTTCTTTCCAAGATGGATGCTCGTCTTTCCAAAGCAGAAGAGGAAGAGCAGCGCCAAAAGGAAGAAGAAGAAGAGGCTATGGCTAAATCAGCTTTCATGAAGGAAGTTGCACTTTCAGTTTTTAATATGCTTAAGTCTGTTGATCAGGGAATGGACGTTTCCATGGAACCTCGTCCGGCAAAGGCACCGTCTACTATGTGGCCAATTAAGGGTGACTCAGAAGATCCAGCAGAAGATGCTGATCTTGACACCGCTACTGAAAATGTTCAGAGAACAATTCAAGCCTCTGCTGGTGGTGCTGGTACTACACCTATTAGGAAGAATGCACCCCCGACAATGGGGGCTGCGGTTCCACCGGCAGCTCCTATATCCGCTCAAGACACAGCACCTGATGAGGGTGAGGGTGAGGACGAGGAAGAAGAGGAAGTTGGTGCCAATGAATACCCAGTTCGAGAAGAGGAAGGAGAGGAAGAGCCAGAGGAAGAGCGTGGTGGAATGATGGATAAAGGAATTTATGCTGCAATGAAAGCAGAAATCGCCGAGCTTAAGAAGATGATTACGGACATTCGAAAGAGTGAAGAACCATCTGAAGCTGTTAGAGCTGAGCTTGCGAAGTATGGATTCCGAGAAGCAAAGACGGGTCTTCAGAAACCGAAGTTGATTAAGTACGACAACAAGCCTCTTGGGGCAGACTTGGGAACTACTATCAAGAAGGCACAGACACCAGAAGATGTAGTAGAACAGTTATCCAAGATGAGCTACAGTGATCTGATCAAAGCTGATCTAGAAGCTCGCCCACTTGACCCTGAAGAGGGATTGCTTAAGTCACTCTCTGGAAATCTAACTAACTAATCTTTTTGGAGGAGTTATTTTAAATGGCCAATACAAATTTAAGTTCATATCTTGCTGAAAGTCAGCGCGGCCGCTCACTTTTGCAGCAAGTGTTCGGAGAAAACTGGTTGTCTAAGCAGACCTTTTTCACGGTCGATACGGCAACTGGAATCTTTAATACAACATACGGTCGCAAAGTGTGGCAGGCACTCAACAACCAAACCCGTTTCTTTAATGCAATACCTCGGGTAACTTGGGGAAATGTAGCTGGTTGGCGTGTGCGTGATGATCGTGGTTCGGGAAGATCTCGGCCAATTACAGAAACCGGGTCACTTCCGACAATAGATGTTTCCAACATTAACACGGTAAGCTCGCTTCCGAGAATTGTTGGTACGACTTTCGGTGTTTCAATCAAGTCCGTGTTTACTGCTAACCTAGAAGGTGGTGTTGGAGACGTGCTTGCCATGGAACACGAGAATGCAGAACGTGACCATGCTAAGGAAATCAACGAGGAGTTGCTTGCAGCTGCCGGAAGTGTGGTTTCTGCTGGTGCTGCTACAAGCTTTACGGTTCCAGCGGCCTTCGCAAAGAACTACAAGATTGGTGACGCAGTCTCCCAATGGGATGACAGTGCCAATGATTGGATCAGAACAAGTGGTTCTGTTGTTTCAGCGGTAAACACGTCTACAGGTGTGGTAACTGTTGCTACTGGTACTGCTTTTGCCGACACTGACTTGGCAACAATCTATTCTAGGGCTGGATTTACCTCCCTTGATGACATTGTAAATGAAGATGGTGCAAGAATTAGTGGTGGTTCAACAAATGCAAACTTTGCTGCAAATGGTGGAGTTAGAGCATACGACCTCACTTTTGGTGGAAGGGTAGCGGGAACCTGGAATGCAGGCGCTATTGTTTCTCATAATGCCGGTGTTGGTCGTTCATTGACCCTTAACCTTATCGATAACAGCATCCAAAACATTCGTCAGAATGGTGGAGATCCAAAGCTTATTCTTATGGGACATGATCAATATTTCCACATGGAAAGATTGCTCAATGCTCAACAGCGTTACCTCGGCGTTGAAGAATACCAAGTAGGAATTGGAAGTGAGAAGACATTCCCTGGAACAAGAACAGGACTTGTTCTTGCTACATACCAGGGTATTCCGATTCTAACAGAACCGGATGCTCCTCAGAGTGTATCGACGGGTGATGTAGTTCTTGGTCGAAACGTTTACGTTCTCGACACTGATGCCCTTGAGATTGCCATCGCGCAACCAACGAGATATATTGAGAACCGTGACTACTTCGCTGCTAACCAGCTGGTAGTTCGTGGTTTGCTCTTTACTCTTGGTGAGCACCGGTGCACCAATATCTGGGTACAGGCAGCAATTAAGGATTTGTCCGCATAAAATTCTTTAAAAGAAAAATTAAACTCCTTCCATTTTCTTTGATTATGGAAGGAGTTTTTATTTAGAATTTTTTATAAAAGCTCTTATTATTTTATATAATAAAAAAGAGATAGATAAGGCTAGTGTCTTATCTATTTTTTATTTACCTACAAAATAGGAATATGTATGGAATGATGTGAAATGCTAATGATTCATTTGTCAAATGCTTTGCAGAGTTTAGACGTCAATACAAAACAGCTAGTGGGTGAAGTTATGACCCATTTAGAAGCTGCTTTGGTGGATCAACCTGAAAAGCTAACCCCACTAAAGACGTCAATAAAAAGAGCAATATGGCGAAAAAATCAAGACCTCCAAGCCCTGTTTAATTCTGTTGTAGTTAAACAAGAAGATGAAGGTGAAAAGTAAAGAAAAATGATAGACTTTCTTGGAGGATTTTTATATGGCAAAGCATTCATTTAGATTACAAGATGTTACGGGGGATGCCCGTATTCTTGCTCGTTCTGCGTATGGATATGATTGGAATTATTTTACAGACGATGAAGTAGTAATTTTTGGTACAGGAGATGATGGCCAATTATTGTGGTCTACTGCAGACGCATCGAATAATGCCCTCGTCTTAGCTCTTGGAGATACAAATCAGTCTTTGCATATAACAGATGTTGAAGCAAAGTCTACTGACTGGGATGTTTCCGCTGAAACTAATCCGACATTATACATTCATAGCAACACGACCCCGGCTACTGATTATTTAGCTATTGGTCGACATGATGGTACAACAGGATACATTGATATGGTCGGTGGTACTACTCTTGCAATGCAAATTTCTGGCTCTACAGTTGCTAGTATAACCTCTACTTCAGTTACGGTTAACGGATCACTTACGTCGTCTGCGTCAATTAGAGGTGTTGGTTATTCGACAGGTGCTGGTGGCACAATAACACAACAAACGGGCAAATCGACTGGAGTGACCCTTAACAAGGCTACTGGGCAAATTACTATGAATGGGGAAGCTCTTGCTGCTAGTACTACAATTTCGTTTACTTTGACATGTAGTGCTATTGCGGCAACTGACATTGTTCTTTTGAACCATATTTCTGGTGGAACAGCTGGAGCTTATACATTAAATGCTCAAGCTGGTTCTGGATCTGCTTTAATTAACGTTAGAAACGTAACATCTGGTGGTTTATCAGAAGCAATTGTTATTGCTTTTGCGGTTGTTAAAGCAGTAACTTCATAAAAAACTAATAATTCTTTAGGGCAGGAATAAAAGTTGGATTTTTAATCAAGATAATGTTGAAAACAAAAACTAAACTATTGTTCCTGCTCTAAGTAATTGGAGAAGTAATTTTTGTAAGAAATTAAAATAAAACTTAAACTAAATGTAAAGACATTGAAGTTCTATAAAGAGAGATGAAATGAAAACAAAGTTTGCAATTAAAGATAGACTTCTTATTTTTGCTATTCTTCCAAAAGAAGGAGATATTCTAACATTAAAGGCAGTTAAAAGTCTTCGAGAAGAGTTAGCTTTTACGAAAGAAGAAAAAGTAAAATTTGATATTACCTTTGATAAAGAAATGGGTAAATATACTTGGAACGAAGAGAAACCTTACGAGAAAGATTTAGAAATTACAGATGAGCAGAGTCAATTAATTTCATCTGAATTAGAAAGTCTAAATAGACAAAAAAAACTAAGAATTGAACATATAGACTTATATGAGAGATTTTGTCAAGAGGAGTAAGTAGATTGTCAAATCCGGGTGATTATACGAATGTATCTGTAAGTATAGCTAGATACATGGAGCGTCTAGATAATTTTATTGAATCTCAAAATCAAATGAATAAGCAACTTATATCAATGAACGAGGATCTCTCAAAAAAAGTAGAAGGTCTCGCAGAATGGCGAGACAAAATATCGGGTGGGAAGATTCTTCTTGGGGGCATTATATTCTTGATTGTGAACGCTGCTGTAATCTGGGGTCTTGTGAAGGGGTTCACTAACTAAAATGAATTCAGTTAAAGTAGTAAAACTTCTTAAATATCAACGTCCTAGTAGAGGTCTTATAAAAGAAGCCGATGTTGTACCTTCAGCAAAAGCCGGAAAAGTCGGTGGAGAAGCTACAGCATACGAAAAAGATAGCATAATGAAACGAGTCGAGTTTTTAGAAAAGTTAATAAAAGCTTTGGAAATGGAGAAGAACTAATATGTCATTAATTTCAGAAGAAATTGGAGATGGGTCTGTATGGGAAATAGATCCTAGTACCAGGGAAAGTCTTCATCTTTGGAATAAATATATCCCAATCAATAAAACATTAGCGGTTGCTGGGACTGCAGAAGATTTAAGCAATTCAACAACTCCTGATGAAGCTACAGTTAATTTAGTTACAAACCCATCATTTGAAACTGGATCCCCTCCGACTGGATTTGTTGCTAGTGGGGCAACTTTAGCTTCTACTCAAAATTCTCCGAGAACTGGGTCTGACGAAATACAAATAACTCCCAATAATGCTGCAGCCAATGAAGGTTTTTATTGGTCTACTCCAAAAATGGGTGCCGGAGGAGCTACAGTTTATTTAGTAGCTTCTATTTATGTTCGTGGTTCTGTTGCTGCAGGAAATGCTGTTATTCAAATTAGAGATTCTTCTGGAACTTTATTGGTGGAGGGTACTCCTGTTAGTTTGACTGCAAGCTATCAAAGAATTTCTGTTCGATATGTACTTCCAGCTGTTGCAGCTGCATATCGAATATATGTAGTTACAAATACACAGAATGGTTCTATTATTAGAGGAGATGATATGCAAGTTGAAGTTAAAAAGAATGGTAATGTAACAGCATATTGTGATGGTTCTCTTGGAGTTAATTATGAATGGATTGGGACAGCAAATGCTTCAGAGTCAAGGCGACGGCGTCCATTAAGTTTTATTAGAGGTTTTAGACTAAGAACATCTTTGGCTGCATATTTCTCATTTGACGTTACAGCTTCATCTACAACAGGAATACCAATAGCGGCTGCTACAACTTGGGAACATTTTGGTCATCCGTTGCATTTTCAAAGAATATCTTTCTTAAATCAAGTAACCGGAGAAGTTCCAGTAGTCACAGGAGTCATTTGGGGAGTACATTAAATGACTTCTAAGAATGATTATCGTCCATATATATCCATATCGAAGGTGTTTCCAATATGGTTTAGCAAACAAAAGGAAAACCTTCCTGATGATCAGGACGATGGCGGACAGTCGGAACGTGAGCGAGCCGCCAAGGAAGCTCTTGCTGCATTACGGGGGAGACAGAAGACCTCAGAAGTTGACGAAGTGATCGCCCGAAGTAGAGCGAGACCACAGTCGAAGAAAATGACTGAGGAACAGAAGGCTTCTGAAGACCGATTACGTGCTAAGATAAAAGAAAATGCTGCTAAGATGAAAGAAGATGCTTCTAAACAATCGAGTCCTCAGGAGAAGCCAGTAGCATCTCAGCAACCTCCAGTTGAGGCTAAACAGACTTCAGAGACTAAAAAATTAGCTCGTCATAACCTTCATGGTAAAAAATTCAATAATAAGGATGATGCAGAAGATGCAATAGATGAAACTAATGCTGTTTTTGGAGGGTCTGTGAACGATTCTAAATATGGAAAGGTGGATGTTTATAATCATCCTCAGCATGGGATCTTTGCTATTGGTCAAGATCCTAAGTCTAAAAAATATCAAATCCTTAATCTTCCTAAACGAGAGCAGCCTCAACAGACTGCAGACACTGGGACTGCACCTAGATTAAACCCATCTAAGAAACCAGAGTTTTTGACTGATCCTAAGGCCACTTTTAGTTCAACTTCGACTGAGAAGACTACAGATCCAGCTAGTCAAGAACCTCAGTCATTATATGACCGAGCAAAAGCTTTTGCTTTGACTCAGTCGCACTTGACGATCTCAACTCTCGCTAATCAGCTCAAGATTCCCCTCGACAAGGCAGATAGTCTTATAAACGAGCTAGCAAACAAAAATGTACTTAGAACTGTTCGTGGGAAGCCACATATAGTTCTTAACCCAGAAACAGGGTATCCGAATAAACCTAACCAAAAGTTGATAACCAGCCCTGACGATATTATAAATCCTACTAGACCTTACCAACGTGAACAAACATCTGGTCGGGATTCGAAAAAACAAGAGATATTGCCGGAGCAGGACACTAGACCTGAAAGATATGATTCTGAACTCTACGGAGGGGCGAAATCGAAAACAGAAAGAACTCAGGCTGAACGTGAGTCACCTACTCCAGTTGAAACAGTAGAACCAAAGACTGGGAAAACCACTGCACCAAAGACTGGGAAAACCGCGGCATCAAAGACTGGGAAAACCACGGCACCAAAGACTGGAGGAACTAGGACTCCTTCCGACAAAGCGGGACCGCGTCCTGATAATTTATCTCGTGATCAAGCTATTCCAGATTGGGCTCAGGGAGGAACGGTACATGCTGTCCCTAGCGACCAGAAGCCTGCCAAACCAACTACATCACCAACGTCTGGTGGAACCACAGCACCAAAAGCTGGAGGAACCACATCACAAAAGACCACATCACAAAAGACCGCATCACAAAAGACAACGCCACCAAAGACAACGACCTCAAAGTTTGGAGGAACGTCTACATCTCCTAAGCCTAAACAACCAAAAATGCAAAATGTGGGTGGTAATACAGCCCTAAGAGGAGCAACTAAAATGCCTAGTCAAAAAACAGGGGGACCTAGTAGTCCTCCAGTACCTAATGTTACACCAATGTCTAGAATTAAGAATGTAGCTTCTGGATTGGCACAAGCCGGGAAAGTTGGATTGGGTCTCATTGGAGTCGGTCAAGCACCCAATCCACCGCCACCACCTAAGCCGCCGCCGAAGCAAGGTAAAACTACTGCACGTCAATTTAGTGGGGGCGGAACTCATGGTGGAGCGTATAACTTCGGAGGAACCGGTGGCGGTAAAAAGTCAACCGGGGGTGGAACCGGTGGTGGAACC